GTCGTTATCCAGGTCTTCTTTGTGGCCGTCGTCGTACTCACACACGACTTGGTAGTAGGGAAAGTTGTTCAGCGAATTGCGAATCCAGTTGAACAGGCCAGGCTTGTTGGCGTCGATGATGCGCAGCGCATCCGGCACGGAATCTGCCTCGAGTTCCCACTCGCGACCAAACTCCTTACCCAGTGCGCCTTCCAGAATTACAGTGGTTGTCATTTCGTTTCGTGCCTCAAGTGATGGCTGGTGTGCTTGGCCCACATGCCACCGTAGGTGTCGATGCGAGACAGGCGCCCCTGGCAGTGGTGCAGCATCTTGTCGTCGCCGACATAGATGCCAATGTGATTGGGCAGCTTGGCGCCGACCTGCATGATGAACAGATCACCCACCTGCGGCTCCTCGTCGATCAGAAGCCTGAAGCCCTGCTCGGCATAGCCGTTGGCAAAGAAGTCCAGACCTTTTTCCCAGAAGCGTTCCACGCGCGGGTACTCACCCAGCGTGACGCCAAATTCTTGGCGGTAGTAGTCGCGCACCAGTGTGTAGCAGTCATTCACGCCGAACAGGTAGGTGCGCCCCTCATAGGTCACTTCCGTTTCGTGAGGATGCAGTGTCGTGACGGGCGTGCATTGCAGGCCGCCTTCAGCGTTCCACACAGCCAGGATGTACCACGGCAAGCGCGATGCGTTGCAGCCGGCAACGTCGGCTTCAGACGGATTGGGCGGCACATCACAGTGGGTGTGCCGCACGCCGATCACCTCGCCCAGCTTGGCGGCGTCGATGTACTCGTGCGGGTTGATGCGAAAGTTCGAGCGCGGGTCAGCGGCGATATTCTGGCAAATGATGATGCGCGGACGACCGTTGGCCGAGACGACCAGGCCGCAGGCTTCATTGGGGTAGCTGCTCACCCCTTCTTGGCGCATGATCGCCTCAAGGTCAGTTGTTCGATTCATTGCGTACCGATCCAGGAAAGCCACCGTAGGGCAGGATGTTGTTGACAATGGCAAATGCGCTATCGGGTGAGCCGAAGCGCACCTTGCAGGACGACAGTCGTTTGCCGCAAAAGTCGTTTGCTGCTTCACATGGCTGATCGTTCTTATCGAAGTTGCCACCTGTCCAACCACACTCAGCGCCCCGATAGCGCCAGCCACAGGTGTTCTGAATCACTTGGCGCGTCGGCAACATCACACCCTGAAGGTCGAACGCCGAGGCCAGCTCCCACTCCACCATGTAGCGGTTCTCGCTCATCTTGCGTTCCACGTACCACAGGTCGTCAGTCAGGTGCTGGTCGGGATTGGCTTCGGGATTGCCGTTCGGGAAGTTCACCGCATCGAGGTAGCGCACGAAGGTGCGTTTGCGATAGACCTTGCACCCAACCAAGTCGTCGTTGTCGCGCACTTCAGCCGAGAACATGCCGTTGACGTTGGCTGCACGAATGCGCGGACGCGGCATGGCGCCCTTGGTGGACATTTCAAAGCCCTCGGCTTCGATTGGCAGCGGCATGTATTCGATGCCCTGCCAGATCACCGGCTGTTGCAGGCCGTTGGTGCCGGCGTGAAAGTACAGCGGCAGGCCACCAGGCTTGTCGCTCATGTCCAGCACAAACAGCTCGATGATTGCCGAGGGTGCCAGCGATTGCAGTTCAGCGGCGATCGTCATGCTTCAAACACCTGCTCAAAGGTCAGTTGCAGCACGTTCACGCCCTGCTTGCGGTTCAGCTTCCAGCTGCGACACACGTAGGTGCCGGTTTCCTGAAGCGGGTTCGTCCAAATGAACGCTTCGACTGCGTTGCGGGCGCGAATGAACGCCAGCGCGTCTTGCGTGCCGGCGTTGGAGACGCTCAGTTGCAGCGTCCACTTCTGAGGGTCGTTGTTGATGCCCTGCGCGGTACGCTGCTCGTAACCGTCCCCGAACTTCGTCACGTTGACGGTCGGGGCCTGATCCAGCGAGCTTTCGTACTCGGGCAGCCATGTGAAGGTAGGTTTACTCATAGTTCATTCCTGACTTATCGCGCCAGCACGCCGCCTGGACGCTGTTGTGTCACCAGCTCTTCCAACACGACGCCCTTGACGCGCTGCGCGACACGTTTCCATGTCTCGGCATCGTCGCCTTTGGAGCTGGTGTTGTCCGTACCATTGGCCACGCTGATGCTGATGTAGACACCGCCCTGGCTGTTGTTGGTCGTGGTGTTCATGCCGGTCATCGTGACGGGGATGGTGCGACCATCTGGCAGCGGCACGTAGGCTTCGGGCGTGGCGCCCTCACCGAACAGCGCCACCTGCGGGCGATTGGCGATACCGCCGTTGGCATACATCTTCAGCGGCATGGAGCCAGCCGAAGTCATGATGCCGCCGTTGGCAAACGCGGCGCCGGCAGCCGAGGTTGTGGCCATTTCGCTCATGGCGGTCGTCACAGCGAAGGTCATTTCTTCCATCGCGGTCGTCACGCTGAACACCATTTCTTCCATCGCCAGAGACTGTTCGCCCAAGCTGCTGGTCGTAGCAAGCGACATTTCGCCCTGCGCGGTCGTCACGCTTGTTGTCATGGCGGTCATGGCTGTCTCGATCGCGGTGGTTTGCGCTGCGGAAGCCAAGCCTCCGCCCGCAGCACCCGCAGCACCGCCGGCAGCCGAACCAGTCAGACCCAGGGCGCCACCGATCGTGCTGCCCAGCGAACTGAACATACCAGTGATCGCCTCACCAAAGCTCTTCTTCATGTAGACACTGAGCAGGTCTTTGGCCATGCTCGCCACCATGTTCTTCCAGTCGACCTTCGTGCCGCTGATGACGTTCACGAGGTTGTCCATGAAGGTGGTGGCCCAGTTCGCACTGAGTTGGTTCATCGCGTTCACGGAGTCGCCCCACGTCTTGCGCAGCTCCATCAGCTGCGTGCGCATGGCGTCATCGTGGCGCTTTTGTTCCGCCGCGCGTGCATCACCGGCAGCCTTCTGAACCACGTTCAGAGACTCCACCAGCTCTTTGCGCTTCTCAACGCTTTGGCCTTCCAGAGCGATCTGCTTCCAGATCGCCTCTTCTTGCTTGTCTTGCTCGGCCTGGATGCGAGCCAGGTTTTGCTTGTGTTCGTATTCCTTTGCCTCGGCAATGGTCTGGGTGGCCTTGACCTGCGCGGTCGTGGCGTCACGCAGCGCCTTCTTCTGGTCGGCACCGTAGACGAGCGCATCAGCCATCGCTTGATTGGCGAATGCTGCCGCACGCTTGGCTTGGAACTCAGTGAATTCGGTGCCTGCTTTGGCGATCGACTTGGCCAGTTCTGCATAGTGCTTTTCCAGCGCCAGCATGCCTTCGGACTCTTTGACCAGACCTTCCGACGAGTAGCGCATCCGAGCGGCGTTCAAGTCCTCGAGGGTCTTGGCTTCCTGCTTGGAGGCGTCATTCATCGCCTTTTGCTGCTCTTTCACGGCAGGCAGTTCGGCAGCGTAGTTGATCGCCTGAAGAATCATCTTCTTTTGCGCTTCGCTGACGTTTTGCAGACCGCCGACGAACTCGTCGATGTCGCCCTTACCTGCCTTGAGCTGCTTCAGAAAGTCCGCGACCGCCGTCTGGCGCTGCTTCATGCCACCCACGTAGTCGCGCTTGGTCGTGCCGTCGTCGTTCTTGCCCAACGACTCGTCAAACTTGCCCTCGGCCATGTCGCCGAGCACTTTGACCGCCGCTTCGTTGCGCAGCGCAGCCATGTCGCGCACGCCGTCGATGCTGGCTTCCAGCTTCAACTTGGCTTTGTCCAGGTCATTGGCCAGCGTAGTCACGTAGCGCAGCAGCGGGTTGATCGGACGATCGTTGGCTTCCTTGCCGCGAACGTCCACGGTGCCCAGCGTGCTGGCTTGGACGTTCTGTTGGCGAGCCTGCTTGACCTGCTCATCCAGGAACAGCTTCTGAGCGGCCAGCTCCTTTTTCTTGGCAGCGTCCGTCTCAGTTGCGATCATCGCGTCGACTTCCTTGGCTTTGACCAAGGCGTAGTCCAGAGCAGCCTGATTGGACTGCTTGATGAGCACGTTGCGGGCGTTGATGTAGGGCTGACGGATCGCGTCTTCACGCGGGCCGGACAGCTTCTGGCCACGGGCGGCCAGCGCGTCTTTTTCATCCTTGACGGCTTTTTCCTCATCCTGAATGGACTTGGTGGTGCCCTCGCGGAAAATCTTTTGCTTTTCAGTCGATTCGCGCTCGTATTGGCGACGGTACAGGTTCACCGCTTCCTGCGAACCCTTCTCGCCCTCGAGTTTTTGCTGTTCGGTGCGGGTGTTGGTGGCGATTTCCAGCTCGCGACGTTGGTCGGCGATCTGCTTGCGCAGCGACTCTTTGTACGCCTCGATGTCGCCAAGGCCGTCCTTGCCTACGAAACCAGCGTCTTTGGCGCGGGATGCACTTTGGCGACTATTGACGTTGCTTTCCAGCCGCGCAAGAATCTTCTCCTTGGTGGAAATTTTGTCTTGCAAGTCTTTTTCGGCTCGCTTCGCGCCTTCAAGGTCATCTTTCGAATAAATGCCGTTTTTGGTGCGCTCAACGATTCGAGCGAACTCTTCCCAGCGGTTCATGTACTTGTAGAGCATGTCGCCCAGCGTGAACAACACGCCGATCGCCACACCCACCCAGCCACCAAAGGCGTCAAACACCAGTTTCAGGCCGGTCATGGCGCGACCCAGCATTCCCACACCCATTGCCGCAGCCGAGGCCGCAGCCGCCTTCTCATTGAGCAGAC